CAATATGAATAACGGCTATTCATCACCAACAGGCTCATCATCAGCACTAACACTTACTGCTGTAGCCTCTGGTACATTCGGTAAAGGCGCAGTAACAAACGCCGAAGGTGCCGAAGCTTACCTAGATTCTTGGGTTAGATACGATGCAGACTTTACTTCTGGCTCAACAAAACTATTTGTCGCTTCAGCAAATCTGTCTGACTTCTCCAGCCTAAACGTTAAAGACCTCGTTGCAGTTTCATTCTCAAGCTCAGTTGGTGTTAACGTAACTGGTGCTTTAGGTAGAACACGTTTGGTAAGAAGACTTACAAAGATTGGTGATGGCACTACAATCCTCGGTTCAGCCGCAACTGACAGAACAAAAGTTTATTTTGTCTACGCTTCAGATACTGCTGCTAACGGCGCTGCTGTAAAAGCCGATGCAACTGATTTGACTCAAATCTTTACCTTCCCAATAGTTGATCCATTCGGCACATCAGTAGCCGCTGGCTCAACCAATGCTCTTGGCGCAATCGCTGGTACTGGTACATGGGGTCTTGAAGGCAATTCAAACATCCCAGAAATCGACATTAAAGTCGATTCAATCAGCATCACCGCTGTAACCAAGAAACTCAAAGCAAAATGGACACCAGAACTTGGTCAAGACCTCAATGCTTACCACAATCTTGATGCAGAAGTTGAGCTTACCTCAATTCTTTCAGAACAAATCGGTCTTGAAATTGACCGTGAAATTCTTGAAGACCTTATCAAAGGTGCAACCGCTGGTACTTACTACTGGTCAAGAAGCCCAGGTCTTTTCGTCAACAGAACAACTGGTGTCGAAATTGGTGCATCAGCTAAAGCTCCAGACTTCACAGGTACTGTCTCAATGTGGTATGAAACACTGATTGAAACAATCAATGATGTTTCAGCCCAAATTCACAGAAAGACTCTCCGTGGTGGTGCAAACTTCATCGTATGTGGTCCAGAGACTGCAAACATTCTTGAGTTCACATCTGGCTTCAGAGCTAAAGTAACTCACGAAGACGAGAAGGGTGAAATTGGCGCAGTTAACGTTGGTTCAATCTCCAAGAAATGGGACGTTTACGTTGATCCATACTTCCTTCGTAACGTAATCCTCGTTGGTCGTAAAGGCTCCAGCTTCCTTGAATCTGGTTACGTTTATGCCCCATACGTTCCACTACAAGTCACTCCTACCATCTTTGGTACTGAGGACTTCGTTCCACGTAAAGGCGTAATGACCCGTTACGCTAAGAAAATGGTTAAACCAGACCTTTACGGCTTGGTCATCATTCGTGGTATGTCTGGCGAAAGCGGCGGCGCATGATAGCGTAGCCTAAATAGGCAAAGAAACCCCTCACTCCGAAAGGAATGGGGGGTTTTCTTTATTTATAACTATTTAAAGTATTAAGGAGTATTTATTAAATGGCAGTTCCTGTTTTAACTCCAGCATCTACATTAAGCGCAGTTGTATTACCATCTAGTGGAAATCCTGCTGATGTTGCAAATACATTACCATTGGGTATTTATTCTGCTAATGCTGAATTTCTTTCTGGTGCAGCAGACCAAGTTGCATTTGTTTATAAAAGACTTGGTGGTGATGTATTAGACATTGAATTAACAACAGGAAATGTTTATGCAGCTTATGAAGAAGCAGTATTAGAATACTCTTATCTTGTCAATCTTCATCAATCAATTAATGCTCTTCCTACAATGTTAGGAGCAGCTACAGGCTCATTTAATCAAGATGGTGAGTTTGTTGCTGGCTCTGCTTTGGCTGGAAAGAATCCAGAATTAGCTTATCCAAAATACAATTTACATTACGCCACAAGATATGGAGATGCATTTTCTACTGAAGCTGGAATGGGTGGTGTTGAACCAATTTATTCAGCTTCTATCCCAATAGTTCCAGAAGTTCAAGATTATGATTTGCAAGCTATTATTGAATCAGCTTCTTTAAATAATTATGAACCAGCTACTGGTGGCCCTGTTCCTTATTCTGGTTCTGTTGGAAATAAAAGAGTTATTATTAGACGAGTATTTTACAAAACTCCAAACTCAATGTGGAGATTCTTTGGATACTATGGTGGTCTAAATGCTATTGGTAATTTATCATCTTATGGTCAATATGCAGACGATAGCACATTTGAAGTAATTCCAACATGGCATAATAAACTTCAAGCTATGGCATACGAAACAGCTATTTATACAAGAAACTCTCACTTTTCTTATGAGATTAGAAATAATAAGATAAGATTCTTTCCACAACCACCAGACATAGGCATTACAAATTATTGGGTTGAATTTTCAATTATGAATCAATCTAATCCTTGGGAAACTACATCTGGTTCAGCCGATGATACTGTAAATGGTGTAAACAATATGAATACACTTCCATTTGCAAACATACCTTACAACAGCATAAACTCAATTGGTAAACAATGGATTAGAAGATATGCTCTTGCAATTTGTAAAGAAATGCTTGGACACGTTAGATCTAAATTTAGTACAATCCCAATTCCTGGCGAAAGCGTAACCCTAAATGGTCCTGCCCTAATGTCAGAAGGAAAAGAAGAAAGAAAAGAATTAAAGGAAGAACTTAATAAGATTCTTGAACAAATTACTTATCATAAACTTGCTGAGATCGAAGGCAAAATGTCAGACGATATGCAGAAGCTTAGTCAAAAGATTCCAGTTCTTATTTATACAGGTTGATAATTTATGGAAGATAATAAACTACAAGAAATAACTTTTCAATCTTCTACTATAGAAACAATCGATCTTGCTTTCTATAATTGGTTAAATTATGAAATGAATTTATCTGCAACTTATCCAGAGGGATGGAAAAAGGTTCCTGTAACTTGGGTATCAGCAGAGAGAACCCATCAGATAAAAAATGATAAAGAAATACGCGATTCATCTGGTATGATTATTTATCCAATCATTACAATCGAAAGAAAATCAATAAATAAAGATCCACAAAAAACAGGTTCAATACCAGCAAACTTAAGAGCAGTTAATGATGAAAAAGGTGGAGTTATTACAATAGCAAGAAGGGTAAATCAAGAAAAGACTTCTAATTTTCAAAATGCCGACAACATAAAACATAATAGATCACCAAAATCAAATCCTGTTTTTCCGTTAAACTCAACTGGTTACTCTAAGAACAATAAAGTTGTTTATGAAACAATAACTATTCCAATCCCTGTTCACGTTTCTGTGTCTTACCAAATCAACATCAAAACAGATTACCAACAACAATTAAATGAATTAACTACTCCATTTTTTACAAGAAACGGAAACACAAGATACATTCAATTGTTACAAGATGGACACAAGTATGATGCTTTTATTAAAGGCGATTTTAATTTTGAAAACAATTCTGCACAATTAAATGAAGAAAGAAAAACTTATTCATCTTCAATAACAGTAGAAGTTATAGGTTATTTGATTGGTGATGACAAAAATCAAATAGGTCCAAAGATGACTGTAAGAGAAAGCGCAGTAGAATTCAAGTTTCCAAGAGAAAGAGTTATTGTTGGAGACATACAAGAATTCTTAAATACTTCCAAAAATAAAACAAAATACAGATCTTAAAGCCTTTTGCTGTTTAATAGACTATTTATTAATGTAATTTCACATAATAAGCAGGAGTCTAAAATAAATGGCAGCTTCATCATACAGATTTGTTTCCCCAGGTGTTCAAGTACAAGAGATTGATAATTCAATTCGTACTTCCGATTCACAACAAACAGGTCCAACAGTAATCGGAAGATTTGAAAAAGGTCCAGCAATGCGACCAGTTTATGTTAATTCATTTTCTCAATTTGTACAAACATTCGGCAATCCAATTGCTGGTAACGATGGTACAGACGTATGGCGTGATGGTAATTATGTAGGACCAACTTATGCTGCTTATGCTGCACAAGCTTGGTTAAGAAACACACCAGCCCTTAACGTTATTCGTTTGGTTGGTACAGAGCATCCAAACCATACAAATGCCGATGGTGCAAAAGCAGGTTGGGCAACAGCTAATAGCTTTGCAACTGGTACTGCTGGTGGTGGTGCTTATGGTTTATTCGTTATGCCTTCTGCTTCTGCTGGTACTGCTGTAACTGGAACTCTTGCTGCTATTTGGTACGTTCAATCTGGTTCTGTTCAACTTAAAGATTTAACTGATTCCACACAAGGAACAAACTTAGTTGCCAGATCTGTAACTGGTGGTTCTACTGGCGAATTCAGAGCTGTCATAACAGGACCAAACGGTACTTACGAATCAAACTTTAACTTTGATCCAGCTTCCGACAAATACATTAGAAAAGTATTTAATACAAACCCAATTCTTACAAACGCTAGAATTACAAGCACAGCCAATCTTGAAGATTACTGGCTTGGTGAAACATTTGAAAGAAACCTTGTAGATGTATTTACAAATCAATCTACTCCATACACACTTTCAAGTGCTGATTGCTACGGTTTAATAACAGCTCTTAAGGGTACACAATACTCACTTGACAATCATCACAAACCAGCACGTTCAGCAAAAACTGGTTGGGTAGTTGCACAAGATTTAACAAATAATGCTGCTTCATTCAATCCAGCTAGCCAACAAAAACTATTCAGACTTTCAACTCTTGATGCTGGTGAATACGAGCAAAAGAATTACAAAGTATCTATCGGTGACATAAAAGCTCCAACAAATGATTTTGATGATTACGGAACTTTCTCTGTATTTGTAAGAATGTCAAGCGACAAAGATTCAACAATTAAATTAGTTGAAAGCTGGACAGGTCTAAATCTCAATCCAGCTTCACCAAATTACATTGCTAGAAGAATTGGTGATAAGTATGTCGAATGGGATTCAACACAACTAAGATTAAGAGAATACGGTACTTACGCAAATGCTTCCAAATACATTCGCGTTGAAATGAACGATGATGTTGATGCTGGTAACGTAGATCCAACATTCCTTCCATTCGGTTTCTTCGGACCACCAAAATTCCCATCATTTAGAATAACAAGTGGTTCTAGCCCAACTACCAACGCACCTGTTACTGGCGGTTATGGTGGAAGCTACAATACTGCATTCTTCAATTATACAGCAGTTGACATTACAGCCTCACTTACATTCCCATCACTTCCATTGGTTGTATCAGCTTCTTCTGCTGGCCTTGGCGATCCACGCGATGCATACTTTGGTATCTCAACTGGTATTTCATCTACAAACAACGAATTTACAAAAGGCTA